CGAGAGTTTTTAAAAGGGTATGGAGATTTCTTAGGAACAAAGAAATGGAAATGGGTTGACGATCTTACTTTACCAATGAGTAACGGACAACGCTGTTTTTTTACACACGGCAGAGCCGCAGATATTTTAAAGGTATCACAAACAATGGGTATGTCATCGGTGCAAGGACATTACCATACCAAGTTATCGATTCAATGGTGGGCAAATCCCGACAATATTTTCTTTGCTATGAATGTAGGATGTTTAATCAATCAAAAAAGTATGGCGTTTAGCTACGCAAAGAATTTTAAAACCAGATTTATTTTAGGATGTGGTATTATTTTAAACGGAGTTCCTAAACTTTTACCCATGATTCTTAATAAAAAGGGTAAATGGATAGGTGATCTACCAGAATAGAAGTGAAATTATCCCTACAAAAGCAAATAAAGCCCATAGAGGATGATCTTCAATAAAGAGTATTAAACCCTTCCAAGCCTTACGCACACCATCTCTAAGACGCTCTATCGTGCTCAATCTTGCTCGAAGAAATTCCATTAATGTTTTGTGTTCGTCTTTTTCCATTGTCCTGCTATTTTCTCTCCTGATCTTCCTAAAGTATATCCTCCAACACCAACCATTACAATATCCAATAAAGAATTTTGTACTGACTCTGGAATATTGGGTGCAGTAAATCCAAACCAATGTGCCACGAGAAGGAATGCAAATATTAACATCATTAATGGACGCCAACTTCTTTGCAACCATGTGCCACCGGCTTCAAGTTGAATGACCCTAGCTGCCGATTCAATTTCTTTCATATCACCAGTAATTATTTTTTGTTGAATTTGTGCTTTAATTTTTTCTTTTTCAGCTTTGTTAGTAATAACTTTATCTACTGTACTAAAGATTGCTTTTACGGCAGGTGCTAATAAAGGTAACATAATTTCTCCTATGTAACTGTGTTATAAAATAAATGATCGCCTATCTCAACACACGGCGTTTCACCTTCTGCCCATTTAGGACTAACTGTTGTTGTATGGTAATGCGTTGAACCTTCAGTAGGATCGGGAAGTTTGTTATGTAATACTAGATAACATATACCTACCATGCGTAAATACATAGGATCAGTTTCCGGCAGTTGTTCTATTTGTTCTCGATTAGGATCATCTTCATTCCAACATGAGAACTGCCATTCTTTTAAACATACTGCTTTAATGCTATCTCCATACCACGATTTAGCTTTGTATCTATTGTTAATAGTCCAAGCTACAGCTATTTGTCCTTCTACGGATTGATTCCTACTTTCTCCCCATAAAGTTCTTGCCATTATATCTAGTGAATTAACCATCATTTCATTAACTTAAATAAAAATTGAAAATAATAAAACCCTATTATTGTTGTTCCTATACATACTACTGTAATGACTATTAAATTTCTAGTCCTTTTTTTAGCTTCTTCTATTGCGGCAATCTGTGCTTTTCTTTCTTTTCTAGCACTTGCTATTTCTGCTTGTAGTCTTTCCCATTGACCCGGACTGCCATAAAGCAAAAAGATTTCTCTCATTTCATCTCTCATTCGCTTGACTTCTTCTTTGCGAAGATGAGCTTCTATTGCTGATTGCTCAGTTACCGATAACTTCCCAAATACTTTTCCTACTAATGACCCTCGTTTAGACGCAAAGTTTTCTATGTTAGCTTCAGCGTTTGCCCAGTTAAGGATCGGGGAAGCCAGTTGAGAAAAATCTTTACCGATTTTTATAGCTTGAGTAATCGTACTATGGGCAGTCTTGATCGCGGCGAATGCACTTAATGGGTCCATTAATGTACCCTTGTATAAGCATCTGTAACTGAATCTTGTGAAAGAACATCTACAAATTCTTTAGCATCATCTAAATCATCGAAATGTTCGGCAGTAATAATAACTGTATATCTTTTGTTTTTAGCTTTTAAGACTTTATATGTAACACGAATTTCATCCATTATAATCCTTTCATTATTACAGTAAATACTAAAGCAATAACAGAGGCAGTAGATGCCATGATTAACATCTCTAATCTTTTTATTCTACCTTCAAGTTTTTCTAATTGCATCTTGGTCATATCTCTGTACACCGAACACTCTCGTTCATGAGCTTCTAATTCCATAGCTACGTCCTGAAGTGTTCTTGTGTCCATTTTAATTTTTAGCTTCAATGTTATTTAGGTTTATCAGGCATAGTTACAGCTTTAGCTTTATCAACTGTATCAACGCCTTTAGTTATATCTCTTAATTTTTGTCTATAAGTTTTCCATTCTGAAGACATTGTTACATCTGACATACCCATCCAATCACATTCAGCTAAAAGATGAGTTCTTTCTGTACGAATAAAACGCATAAGACGATCTAATTCACCTTTAGCCCATTCTGTATCTCTAGCTTCTAGGTCTTTGATTTCGTCAGCAGTTAATTCTACTTCCTTACCATTAACCATTTTCATTTTATAGATAGACATATTTACCTCCTTCCTTAATCCCTAGTTGGAAATTTCATATTATCACAATCATCTAAAGTTTTAACACCTTCTGTTATATCTCTTAATGCTTGTCTATATTTTTTTAACGAAGCAGAAACTGTTTGTCCAGATTCTAATGCTTTTATAACTTCCCAATCTGTGGATTGTAATAAAAGATTTCTTTCCATTCTTCTTGCGTTAAGTGCATCTTCTAATTTTCTTGTCATCTATGTGTCCTTTAATGCTGTTATAGTTAAAGTAGGTGCTACATATGTTGATCCATTTCCAGAACCACTTGCACTTGTTCCATCCCAATAAACTTGTTTGTGCATATTGGCGTGATTACCACTTCCTCCCGAACCATCAGTATATTCTCTAGCCGTTATTTTTAAAGTTTTATTAGAAGACCACGATGCTACATTTGCGTTTGCTGTGTCAGCACTTCCACCAATAGTAATTATATATCTTAAATCTACGGGGTAAATAAGATATGCTCCATATAAAGTTTTTCTAAATTTAGTTGCTTCATCGGAGTCAACATAAAATCTAAAATGACCTAGAGGATAATCACCATCTCTAACAAACCAAGTGTGTAAATTATACACAACTTTTGTTGTTCCACTTGGAGGATTGTATGTAAAAGATGAACCCGTAACATCTGCATAACTACCCGTTAATGCTTGTAATGCTGTAACATTTGGCATTGTATATGTACCACTAGGAACTGTAACAGAACGACCATCACATACTCCTTGTATTTGTTCTATAATATTACTACCTGTACTTATTGCCGCAGGCAATGCAGTTACAGCACTTATTGTATTATTGTTTGCTCTAATTATTGCCATTATAACACCCCATATAATTTAAAAGTTCCCGTTATAGTAGTAGAAGGAAACCATATTTCAAATCTATTCATAGCACCACCATTAGATGATGTGTGCTGACTATCTAAATAATAAATATTGGCATTAGCATTATGTTGAAAACATTTAACACGATATTTTTTTACCCCACCTGTAGGTTCAGCGTGTGCAAAATTATATAAATCCCATTGTGCAAAATAAGGTTTACCATCTCCAGAGTTCCAACTACCTATATAAAAATAATTTGATGTAGAATCACCATAAAAATTACCGCTGTTTGAACCTAAAGTTGTATAATAATAAGCATTTTTACCCGTAAAACTATGCGTATTCCCATTATCACTTGATTCTCTATAACTTAAATATGAATTATTTGCCGCCGCATAAAAAGCATTACCCGTTATCATAAAATGTCTATATGTGTTTGTCATTAAACTGCTGTCAAATACTACACTTGATGCTCCACTTGCAGTAGTTGTGTTTAATAATTTATAATAACCAGAGGGTGCATCAACAAAACTTAAATTACCTGAACCATCTGATTGTAACATTTTATTCGCAGCTGGTGCTGTGCTTGGTAAGGTTAATGTATATGATTGAGCTGCACTATGAGGTGGACCTTTTACCTTTACACCGTGACTATTGTTTTCACAATTTAATTGTATAGATCCAGACGCACCACCACCACCTTTTGATATAAGTGTAGGTGCAGTAGATAGCTTATCATTAGTTACAGTATTATCACTAGGTGTTCCTATATTAAGAACATCACCTAATATCAAAATATAATTTATTACATCACCCGTAACTAAATTTGACGCAAAGGTAATTGTATGATTTGATATAGTAAAAGATGTTCCCGGATTTTGAATTATGCCATTTAAACTTACAAGCATATGATTTGCACTCGCAGGACTATAATTTGCAGAGTCTTTTTGCATAGTATATGCCGCTTGACCATTAACAACAGATATATTGTCTAGCTTTACAAAGTTTCCTGATATAGGTTGTTTTCCAATATATGGCATTACTTAACTACTCCATAAACAGTTACTGTTCCGTGTGATTCAAATTTTGTTGTTGTATGGTTTAGTGAACCACCACTACCACCACCACTTACACCTAACATAAATGAAATAGTATCGTAAGATGTGTTTGCAGTAGCAATATTCACACTATGATGAAAATAATTGGCATTACCACTTCCGTGCATAATTGTAGTACCATAAACTGTCATTGGATCTGTGCTAACTTGTGGATTTAAAACATCACAAACCCCATTAACATAAGCATCTTCGTTAGTGTCCATATTTTGACAAAGTGTTCCAATATCGTAACCATCTCCATAAACAACACCATTTGTGCTTGAATCTGCTTGCATATAATTTGAAGTGTGTTTTATAGTTGTTGAACCAGTTGTGCCAACACTACCGCCACTTCCAAATCTAAATAATAATCCACCATTACCCGCATTTGCTGTACTCGCTTTTTCTCTTATGTTGTAATAAATTCTGTAATTTGTATAAGTAGAACTAAAAACACTTGCAAAAACAAATCCCTCTGTTGCATCTGAACCACTTGCTATTGTTGTTGATGCTAATTTAACTAGTCCTCCTGCACCACTTACTGTACCCGTAAAAGCATAAGTATCGGCTAGGTTCATTGATTCAGCTTGTATTTTACTTAATGGCATAATCTATTCCTTTGGGTATTTTTTCTTAATTGCAGTAACATTTTCTTGCCACTTAGTTAATCCATTTTCTGTTATATATTCAAGCTGTTGTTCAACAGTTCCATACTCAGCTTTTCTATTATCTATTACTTTTGCATTTTTTTCTAATTTATCTGCATCAGATTCTTTAGCTTTAAGTTGGCTATCTGTTGGTTTAGCTTTATCTTTTATATTCCATTCAGCAATATATGCACCTTTACCATCATCTTGCAAAGTTACTTCTGCCATAAAATCTACAGTTCTTCCCATATATGCTTCTATTTTTTTATCAAGACTTGCCATTCTACACTCCTAATTTAAATGCACCAAAATAACTTCCACTTGTACCTGCCGACGCAACGGGTGTTCCACTTGAAAATGATGGATATGTGTATAACTCTATATAATCACTAGACCCATTCATTTCAAAAATACCACCTGCATAGGAATTACCAGCATCTCCATTATTGGTTCTATGGTCAGTATAACCTGCATACATATGAGTAGTGCTAGTGCTACTTGTTCCATTTTTCCAAATTCTAGTTAATAACCATTGCAAGTTTGCTTGACCAGTTGCATACATATTAACATTACCAAAGACATAATATTTACCTGCAGTTGTAGGTGTAAATCTAAAATTAGTTGAGTTATCATAATTTCCTGCAGTATCAAATAGTTCTGTATTACATTGAACTTTAGTTTGTGCGTTATTTGTTACAGCTGTATCAGAACTTAAATATGCTAAAAACATTGGTGCATTAGGTGTTGTAGAAATACTTGCAAAACTATTATCACCTCTTAAAAATGTACTACTACTTTTTGTTCCTGATGCTGATAATTTTGCTAAAGATATTGATCCATCTGCTAACTGACTTGTACCTACACTACCACTTGGAGGATTAACTGTACCTACTGCTTTTCCTAAATATACACAATACATATCATCTGACCCTGCTGTTGCTTCAGTTAATGTTAAACTTGTGCCAGATGCAGAATAAGCATAGGTAGGTTCTTGTCTTACATTGTTAATAAATAAAGCTATATCGTTAGCACTTGTTACTGATTGTGATAGTGTATAGCTTGCTGTAGCACTAACAGAAAAATCTTGCTTCACTAACGAATGAAACGATGTAGCTGGTTGTTGTCCTATATATGGAATAATATTCTCCTATGTACTAATTGCATCTACTACACTAACCCAAACATCTACAGAACTAGCTGTATCTGAAATAACTTTTAGTGCATCGCCTGATTGTACCACAAACTTTGCACCTCCGTCTAATACTTGTAATGCTGATCCTGCTGGTATACTAACATCTTTAACTAAACTAATATCGTTTGATCCATCATTAATATAACAATGAACTGTTATCGCATTAGCATTGACATTTGCCAAACTAATACCAACAACAGTATCATAACTATTTGCAGTAAATATGGTAACAGCTGAAGTGCCTACCGCATTACTACTAAATCTCCTAAAATTTTGTGCCATATTTCTCCTTTATAAAGCTATACTCATTGCTATTGCAAACCCAGCTGAAACTTCTCCAGCTGGTCCTTGAGCGCCAGTTGCTCCCGTTGCTCCAGTAGGACCTTGAGCGCCAGTTGCTCCCGTTGCTCCAGTAGCGCCAGTTGCTCCAGTAGCTCCCGTTGGTATTCCTAATGTTAGACTTAATGTATCTCCACTAACAGAAGCAGACCCAGTTGCACTAGCACCAACGGACAAAGTATTAGCTGTGACATTACAAGTTGTTACACCCTTACTTAACAAAGTTAAATCTGTACCACCTGCATTATAACCAATAACCTTATTAGCATTATCAGAGGTTGTATCGTTGTATGGTACAGTTAGGCTTGGTGCTGTTGACCCTGTAACAAATTCAGGTAATTGTAATGTTCTATCAATTTTTTCTTCAAACTGTTGCAACACCATAATAGTAGTATCAAAATCTGTTTCTAATGATGCAGCTGTAAAGGAAGCTCCTGTAGAATAAACACTTTCTCTTGATAAAGGTTTGTTAGCGAGGATAGTTAGTTTTTGTCCTGAACTTGGAGCTGAAGAATAATTAACTGTTCCTGTTCCGTCAGTTGCTATAGTTACTGTATAATGTACCGAGAGAGTTTGAGTTGTTTCGCCAAGAATTACTTTCAGTTCTGAATCAGCATTGATCTGAAAACTAAACGCAAAAGCAGTTTGGCTACCATTGGTTGTATATTGAACCCTGCGGTTTGTATCGTTAATGTTAAATGTTGCCATGTAATTCTCGCTTATAATATTTATACACTATTCTCGCCCTAAATAAAAGTTTAATTTCTGTGTTTCACTATCAGTTCCTTCATACAATTTTTCTTTTGCAGCCTTTCTTTTGTTGGTTACAATGGTATTTAAAAGGTCAAATTTTTCTTCTGGGTCAATAATTTCAAAATATCTTTTTCCTAATTTACCTTTACCACTTATGGTATCTTCTAATTTAGGTATTAAAGAAGTATTAATATTGTAGTTAGGTTCACCATAAATCTTACCCCTATCATCAACTTCATTTATTAATCCAACATATGTATTATACAAAGGTGCTGACAATTCAACTCGTTCTTTACCTGATAAAAATACACTTGGGTGTTTTGAAAAAGCTCTACCTGTTTTATTTGCTAAATTTATTAATTCCAACTCCAATGGTGTTTCTTGTCTACTCATAGTTCTTTTAATAGGGTTAAAATATTCATCCCATCTACCCTCTGTCTGTGTTAATTCCTCACCCCAAAAATTTAATTTAGGGGATAGATCACTACTAAAACGAGGGTTTCTTGATTTAGCTCTTTGTAAAGCAATATAATAACCTCTCATCCAAGAAGGTAATTCTCGTATTTGTTGTAAGTCATCTAATTTATAAGTTTCACTTAATTGAGGATCACCTACTCGTTCTAGTGTGGCGGTAAAAGAAGAACTACTTACAGGAAAAACATCTGTGTATTCATTTAAATAATCAAATACCATACCTGAAGCTGGTCCACCTACTCTACCAACTGTACTTGCTACATCACCACCTTTTTGACCTAAAAATTTAAATAGTGTTTCTGCACTTCTTTTTGGGTCACTTGAGAAATCTGAAAATAATCTTGAAATTTCTGAAACACCTTGAAGGAAAGGAAGTTGTCCAGCATAAGAAGTTATACTTGTCGTTAATGAATTTACTAAACCTTGAATTACACTTGGGTCTGATTCATTTTGCATATAATAAGCTAAATCAGCTGACATAGCTAATATACCAGATATAGGATCAAAGCGAGAAAAACTTGTCCATTCATAACTACCATCATCTTGTTTTACACCAATACTATATTGAGGTATTCCTGCACCTTGCCAATATTTTTTTGCACCTTTTGCTGAAGGACCAGCACCTGTAATTCTAATGTCATCACCAAAGAAACCAGAAGAAGCTGCAACCATTGTAGCTGCTATTGAATTACCTACTAATAATTTTCCAACTAATTGGTCAAATTCTCTGCCTGAAGCATTTTTTAATTGTACATAAAATTTAGGATTAGCTGCGTTTAAAGTTGACCCTAATGCTTCTTTAATTACATTTGTTGGAGTTCTAACAAAAGGGATTATATATCTCATAAACGGACTTATTTCCATTAATTTTTTAACACCTATTTCAGGAATTGAATTACCTAATTCTTGTTGAAAGGTCATTTGTTTTGAAAATTGTTTAGCTCCCTCTATAGTGCCTTCTGATGGATTTTCCATAGCATCCACAAAAGTTTCAACAAATTGATCTATTGCATCTTGTGATGTAGAACCATCAGCTTTTCTTGTAATTTGATAAGCCTTCATTGCATCTTTATATGCTTCTTTATAAATAAATCTCTTTCTTGATATGACTTTATAATACTCATCACCAGCTGCTAAAAACCTTCCTGGCAAACTATTATAAGAACCTATGACACTTAATGCTCCTCCTGTAACATCACCTTCTTTAAATTGTTTCATTATGTCTGATAAATTTCTATGTTTACCAATAGCATTTAAATTTTCTAATTCAGTTTTTGTTAATAAATCTGGAGCTTGTCCATCAAGAAAAGTTTTACTCATAAGTGTTAGAGCATCTAATTGCGATGCGAATCCACCAACTAATTCAGCAGCAGCCTCACCCACAAAAACTCTATCAAATTCATCAAACTCTTGACCAGCTAATTTTTTTGTGCCTGTTCTAACTGTACCAACTAATCCAGCTACACCTGTATCTGCTAGAGTTTTAAATTGAAAAGCAAGGTTAGATGCAAAATTAACCATATGTGTAACAGGTGATGATAATAGAGCATTAATATATATTTCCTGTAAGACATCATTGGCTTTTGCAAATGGTCCTTTCTGTTCAATAAATCTACTTTTTTTATTTGTAGGTATTGCTAAAAAGGTTTTAGCTCGTTGTTTAATCATTGGTATGTTATCACTTTGTCTTGGTATTTCTTGAAATACTACATTCTCAATAACTTCTTTACCAAACGGATCACGCAATCCTCTTGCCATTTCTGATTTTACAGCCTTAATATTAAGTCCAACATTTTTATTTATAGATGATAAAAATTGAATTTCTTCATCAAGGTCTTTAATTTCTTTAATTGATGTGTTTGGCAGTTCTCTTATTTTTTTATAATTCTTTTCAATCTTTCTTAAATTTTTATGAACAACCAACATACCAGCAAAAAGATTTTCTGCTTTAGTTAGTTCTCCTGGTTTTAATTTTAATAAAGTTCTAATGGTATTTACTTCCCCTAACTCTCTAGCATACTGTATCATATCACTTGTTTTTATTTTTCCTCTTTTAAGGAAGTTGAACAAGTCAGTATTTTTGTTTTTAATAGCATTAAGATACGAACCAACTGTATCTGTCGGTATGTCCATAGCATCAAGATTCTGTAAAACTTGTCGCCCATCTATTGTTGTATCTTCTGCAAAAATTTTATTAAATGCTTCTGACATAGCATCAGCTTCAGCTTTAGTGGTTTTTTGTATTATTAATTTACCCTCTTGTTCTACAACATCTCTATCGTCAGGAATGTCTTTTCCATACACTCTCTTTTCAGCAGCTTCAAATATTTTTTTAATTTTCTTAACCATTACTCATTCTCCTGACCAATGACAAGTGGTGTTGCACTAAACATCGCCATTCCTTTTTTAACTTTTTCTTTTAGCTGTGGTGTAAGTTCTATGCTAAATCTTTTCTTTGGTCGTGTACCAAACTCTCCTTCGGCTTGAGAATAAAGACTTGGTATATTTATTTCTTTGTCTTTTTGTATAGCATTTTTATCTAACTTCTTAACAATCTTCTCTGCATTCTTTGGAATAATCTGATTATAAAATTTTACTAAACCTTTATTATTAAATCTATCTCCTTGAACCATACCAGAAGAAATAGATACAAAATCATAACCTTCATCAACTGCTTTAGATAATATTCTTTTTAGAGTTAACTGTGTCCATTTATTGGTGTCTGTTATGAATGGTGCTTTTTCAACTTTATTTGTCGCATCAACACCTAAATCAGATAAGACTTTTAATTTTTCATCTATTGTTGCTACCTCTCCTTTTTTATTTTTAATTCCTTTATCATATAGAAAAAATTCGTATAACTCTTTGTTTTGAGCAGTTACTTCTGGTTCATCTAACCTTCTGGTTTTTTTAAACCAATCAAAATAATTATGTGGTCTTACACCTTTACCTTCATATTGTAATTTTCTATCAATAGTAAATTCATTTAATACTTTAGGAACTGCAATTTCATCATCTGCATACATATTAAATAATTCAATATTATAATTACCTTTTCTAAAACTTTGACCCCAATCAGATTGAATCTCCTCTATATAAAATACTTTCTTACCATCGCTTGTTGTTCTATCTTTTGTTCTAAAATGAGTAATAACATTTGATTCATCAAAATGACTTTCGTCAAATTGCACTTTAGGATCATCATATTTAATTAAAAACTCTCGGTAATTATCTCCGCCTGGTTCTGTGTATTCTCCAAACCTTGTACCTTCTCCAGGCATCATATCTCCTTCCATTATATCTTCTCTTGCTCTTATTACCGCTTCGTTTAGTGAATATGGAACATCTCTAACATCATAAGCAATAGAGTTTCGGAAATTACTGCTCTCTGCTTCTGACCTAAATATAGAATACCCTACATCATCATTTCCTGTAATTGTATATCCTGTTTCTGAGTCAACATATTTCATAATAGGATTATCGTCATATCTTTCTTTAGCTATCTTCATTGCATCATCTATGTCATCTGCGTGTTCTAAAATCTCATCTGCTTCGTTTTGTAAATACTCAGGTCCATAAGCATCTTCTGCGGACATTACTGTTTCATTTTCGTTAAATCTTGTTGTTATTTCATCTAATACATCATCGCCACCACCAGACAACTCTACCTCATCTAATTCTATTTTGTTTGCATTGATCTGATCCTGTAGTTCTTGTTTAGTAATCTTACCTTTATTAAGAACATCATCAAGTCCTAGCCATTCTATTTCATCAGGCTTTACTCCAGCTTTAAGTAATTGTTGGCGATACTGTTGTCCTGTGCCTTTATTTTGTTTTAACTGATTGGTTACTTCTTCTGCTTTAGAGTAAAAGTTAAGGCGGTCTGTTTTTGGTTTAAGGTTTACAACTTTACCTTCTGTAGGAGCTAGTTTAGATAAACCTTTGTCTACCATCTTACCCATTTCACCTACACCCATGCTAGACATGGTCATTGAACCTTGGTTTTCATCTACTCTTTTTTGTGCAGCTTCTCCCACTTGTTCTAACTTTTTCTTCGTACCTTTTATTATTTGTGGAGCTTTAGCTACACCTACACCAACAGGACCAGCAACATCAAAAAACTCACCGAGAGAAAACCCAGCTTTTGCATCCTCTTTCATTTCTGGTGAATATGTTTCTAAACTATCAACAGTTTTATCCCATAACTCTTTATAAAATTCTGAACCAGGTATTATACCACCTTTAGAAAATTCACTAAAACCTTTAGAAAAAGCATCTAATTTTTTACCATCTTCTGCTGACACAGCATCCTTAATACCATTTATTAATCCGACTAAATCAGTAGGTAATCCTGCGGTTGCACCTAATACTCCTGCACCTGTGCCTACAACCGCAGCTCCTACTCTTTGTAAACCTTGTCCAACACTTTCTAATGTTGACATCTCTTCTTTTATTCTAGCAACAGGAATCCCTTGCTCATTTAAGACAAGCTCATAATCAATTCCTAATTCATCATACTCACTTCTTTTTGATAATTCTTCCATTACATCCATAGTTATTTACCTTCTCTTATTTTAATTAAGTTATCTAATTGTGTTTGCATCCTTTGTATATTAGTTAACCTTTTACCATACCTTTTTTTTACATTATCAAAACTGCTGTCTCGAACTTCTTGTTTAATTATTTTTGTTAAGAATGTTATAGCTTCGTCTATATCAATAGTTTGTTTAGGATTATCTGGTTGTCCACCATATTTAAAATATGCAACTTTATTAAGTATGTTTTGTTTATCCGCAACAAGTTCTTTAAAAGCCTCATCTTGTAAAGCTGTAATTAAAGATTTTTCTTTTTTATCAAGGTTGGCTTTAACATCATAATATTCACCTTTTTTTTTAGCTGCTAAATACTCTTGAAAAACATCATCAATAATCTGACTAGCTATCTGTCTATCGTTCTTTTCGTCTTTATTAAAACCTTCAACAGAAACATCAAGTTTGTATTTAGTTTTAAATATTTGAGTTTGTTTAGTAAAAAGATTATCGTTATTCTGTTGTATTTTTTTTGATAAGTCTTGAAAAATGCTATCTTTTATATTTTCTCTATTATCAAGTAAATCTGCTGAAATAAGACTACCATTATTACCTTTTTCTATTAAATTGTTTTCTATATCAATTTGTTCTTGAGTTTGTATTAATGGTGCAAAACTTGAACCTCTTTTATCTAACTCTGTTTTTTTTTCGTTTTGTATCTTTAGTGGTAATAAAGGGAAAATTTTTTCTGCAAGTTCATAATTGTCAGATACTATAGCATCATCAAACCTTTTAGAATTAATTTTATCTTGACTCTCAATATTTTCTACTTGTCTTTTCTTTGCATTAGATATTTTTTTATCTTCATCCATTAAATATTGTTCTAATTCTTTTTTTTCTTCTGGTTTTAAAAAGTTATAAATCGCATCTATATTTTTATTACCTGTTCTACCATTAATAATTAAAGCCTCTGCATCGTCACTTGCTTTGTCGTTTATAAGAGCTTCTTGAGCAGCTGCATAATATAATGTTTGCACAAAATCTTTTCTATAATCTTTAAGACTTCCTTCTAATGTAGAACGACTAACATTTAAAATTTGAGCAGCATCAGATAAATCTCTATTATGTTTAACATATAAATCATTGATACTACCTCCAGCATCTACAATAGCAGTTATTTCTTTTGGCAGTTTATCTAAACCAACTTGAAACATTTCTGTAAATTTTCTTTTATCATTTTCTAAATCTTGTTTTGCAATTTCTTTATAGTAATCTTTTAAATAACCATTAGCTGTGACACTTAATGATGCTTTTAATTTTGTATTAACTTCAGGAAAGTTTTTTGTCAAAGATGTAAAACCAAGAATTGTTGCATCTAATTGATCGCCATACTCTTCAGGTGATATTCTGTTAGCTTTAGCTTGTATATCTAACTCGGTAAACGATTTTACTGCTTGAGTTTCTACATCTAAAACTAAACCTTCAAGGGCAGCACTTCTCGCAAACTTACCTTTTGTACCATATCCATAACCTTTAAAAACATCTTCTCCAGTTTGATTTGCTTTTTTTATTTGTTCAAGAGTAATTGGATTGGTAGCTCCATATAATGCACCCTCTTCCTGAACTCTCGTTTCCATCTCCTTAAAAAAGAAATTGGTCATTTGATTTAGATTTTTTGACAAAGCGGACATTCCAGATTGTGCCTGGTTATATACACCCATTTCTGCCTCTGACGATGGAGAGTAGCGAGGACCTAGAAATTGTCTTTGATATGTTCTTCTTGTTGCCATTATAATGCTACTCCTGGAGTACCACCAAAAGCCGATCCAAATCTAACATACCCAGGTACATTTGTTGTTCCAGCTGCACTTATGCCTTGGAAAGCACTAGCTGAATATCCTGTTGATGCACCAGAACTTAATCCACTAAACGCACCAGATAAACCTGTTTGAATAACTGCCATAGTTAAACCGCTTAATGCCTGACTTCTAGCTTGAGCTTTTGCCATCTGTCCTCTGTACTCTAAATAACGAGCTTCCCTATCCGCTTTTTCTACAGCTAGTAAAGCCTCTTCTTCCTGAATATTTACATCTAAAGCAGCTGGTCTAAGAATCTGTTGTTTACTTACAGTATCAACAGAACCAACAAAAGGATTTACTGCACTTGCATAACCACCAGCTATGTTACTAGCTAAAGCTACCTTTGCTCGTCTTAATATTTCGTTAGCTTTTTCTTTAGCACTTACCGCTTCTATTCTACCTTCTAATCGTCTGTTTCTAGCTTGAGCTTCGTAGGCTTGTTGTTGAATCTTACCACCAGCAATAGTTGCTTGGTATTGTCGGTAAGACATAAATAAACCTGCACCTGCAAATACTGCTGATATTGCTGTTGCTGCTGTCATTGACTACCACTCACATTGTATTCTAAACCAAGTAATGTAAAAAACAAAGGCTTGGTCTGGGTTATTTCTAATTGTACTTCGCTACTATATCCAAGTATCGGAGTGACTCTTTTACGACCAGAAAAAATAGTTTCGGCTGAATCAAGAGTATAAGGAAACTGTTTTAAGGGAACTTCCTTGCCATTAATAGCAATATTTTGAGTTTTAAATAAAATAGGGTTAGCATCTACAATTCTTTTTTTTCTACCAACCATAGTGCCAGAAGGTAGTTTAGGTTCGGCTGGTAAGGTTTTAGCAACTACATCATAATGTAAACCTATCTCTACATAAGTAGTTGGTATTTGATCTATAGTTATTTCCCCAGACGCAACAGTTTTCGTACCCAAGAATATATCATCTCTAATAACTTCCACAGTTTCTCCTTCAAGGTGCGTAAGACCTGTAACTGTTGTTGAGGTAGGCTTATTCCCATCAGCAGACCCATCAAAAAGCTGAAAAGAGCAATCAGTAGTTCTATCATCATCTAAAATCTCCACATAATGTTTTGTTGATTCTACAAAATTAGTCGTTGCTAGTCTAGTAGAATCCTCTGTTGTAACACTTAAATTTTCTGATCCTGACACATCCCTAACAACAGTAACAACATTAGCGGAAGGGTTGGCTACTGTAAAACCTGACACAGCATTTAAAGCTGTGTATATATTATCGGCTGTTGTATCATTATTTGTGTTAGGTCTAAAAAAATGTGTATTACCACTTGGACTACTTGGACTACTACTCCCAGCTGCCTCCGATTGTAATGTGATTACAGTTCCATCATTTTTTGTAAAAGTAAGTTTAGTGCCGACAGCTATATTCGCATAATCAGAAACTGTAATTGTTGCACTTACATCAGTTGCAATGTTTCTTTTTGTAACAACATAAATATCATTAATATCTACACTACAATCTTCAAAAGTTCCGTCAGTTATAAACTCACTAGGTGCAACAACTTTTTGTGTTCTATGAATTGAATAAGCAGCCATTGTTCCATCTGTGCCATTAACAATAATAAGTAAATCACCATCATCCGTTGATGTAGCTCGTCTAAATGTAATCTTTACAGGACTCTTTAAAAGGTGGCTAGATAGTAAAGATATGTTGTTAGATTGATAAGACAATTCAACATCACTAAATAAAAATTCTCGTAAGGCTTTCCCTGATCGTTGCAAAAATATAGTACCGCCTTCAGCAGCTATAGGCATAAGATTCTCTTTTGAACCAGATTTAGTCGCAGCTTTAATTGTTAAATTGCCAGGTGTAATTGGTTGTCCTTCAGCTTGTTGAACATAGAACTCATTACCTGTTGTAAAAATCTGTAAATCTCTACCACTTCTTAATCCTGTAATTGCATTAACAGAGTCACTACTTAAAATACTAAATATAGAATCGTCATCCAAACCTTCAGATTCTTGAAAATTAAAAAAATCTCCAACCTTACTACCAAATAGGGCAGAAGGTAAGCTCTTTGCACCACCAAAATATAAACGACCCTCATGAAATGTTCCTGACCTAGGATAACCTCTAGTTGCTGACCATACCGCTTCATATCCTGTTTCTAATTCCCAATCTCCATTTGATACAGCACTTGTATTAAAAAAAGGTACTTCAACATTTACCTTAACACTTGTTGATGAATCAAACTCAATTATCCTAGCTCTACCAAAACCATTAGTGACATTAAGATATTGATTAAGATGATCTGAAGTAAATACAGCCGATGAAGCAGTTATTGTAGCTGTTCCATCAATGGATGAAGGTGTAATCGTTCCAGCTGGATTTGTTGTTGAAATTGTAAACCCATATTGAGGTGAAGTTAAAGATATTGTAGAAGCTGTCCAAGTTTGATTGTTTGCGCCTCTTACTATTTTAATAGGTGCTAAATCCTCATTCATTAGAATTAAAGTATCAGCGGATTGTGTAAATGTTAGTTTTTCAAAAGATATATTACCTAAAGAAACTGTTAAATAATTATTACCACTTGAATTGATATTTGTAACAAGCTGACCACTACTAAAAACAAACATTCTGGCATTGTTAGTTGAGCTTGTTGAGAGTTTTACAAACACTAACATAAAGGAATCAGTAGTAGAAAATTCAAAAGGAATTAATCTTACACCCTGTTGAGAAGTAAAACTTGATCCTAAATGACTTGTAACATCTAATAAAAATTGACTTCCTGGTCTGCGCTCTATTGCTCCTTGAGGAATACATAAAATGTTTGTCGCTTTCTCAAGTGCATTTTGGTATTGGTTTATATCAATTCTGCCTTTTACTAATGGATCAAACTCGCCCATCGTAAATGACGATTGATACTGAACAATCCTAGACATTAATTTCTAACCTCGGTTAACAGATATTGAGCAATGACAGGTGGTGTTTCTCCAGCACCATCAATGTTTATAGCTGTTCTAAAATAACCTCCTCTATTATTGTCGGCTAATGTGCCTAATGCTATTTGTTTATAATATGCACCTTTTTCTGTTTGATCTGTTATTGGTTCAGCTAAATTCCAAGCTAACATATAAACTAATAACTGTATAAAGTAACTCGGTAGTTTACCCTCAACAACATCCTGTTGATAATCAACAAAAATTTTATCTCTATCTGTTAAAAGTGTTTCTCCTTGTACTTCCCATTCACCATTTATTTTTGGTGAGCCTCGGTCACCACTTGCATAAACCGCTCTCGGAACACTATTAAGCATATCAGGGGGGAGGGCATATTGATATAAAAAATGTGCTGTTGGTGCGGTGGATAACCGAGATAACTCAACCTTTTTTAAAGTAAAACTCCAAGGATACATACCTAGAGTCGTAGCTTTAACCTTTGGAAAAATTATAGAACACGCATTACCTATTGCTGTTCCGTTTGTAAAATTTGATATTGTATCAGCACCAAGCAACAATAGAGCTTGATTCGCTATACTTACTTGAGTGTCACCTGCTGCCATAAAAATCCTTAAAAGTAGGGAGGGAAAAACCCTCCCCACAGTTTATTGTTTAGTCTGAATCAGCAACACTAATTGCTGTTCCGTCACTAACATCTACTACACCACTAGCATTGCTTAATACAATAACTAGGGAAGCTGTAGGTGTGTTAGAGTCATGAACATAAATTAGATCACCAACTTTTACTTCATCCGATACTGAATTGAAGTAAGCAGCTGAATTCATCGTTGCTAGGCTATCAGTAGTAGTATAGCTCCACATTTGTGGTGCAGTACCTCTTTTACTCATGCCACCGATTGGATTCCAGCCATCTCTTGAAAATGCCATAATTTACCTCCTATGACTCTCTACAGGTTACTTTAATAAGACCAGCTGTGTCAATAGCAACAGCACCAGCAGAATACATAGCACTCACTAGGAATGATGTCTTTTCTGGAACATAGTTGACTTCAACTTTTGGTGGGATACCCACACCACAACCGATAGCTGATTTGTGATAGAAGAAAGTACCTCTATCGTTTGAGCCATCTTTAGCTAGTCCGCCTTCATCTCTGTCACCAACAATGTGAAACTGAAAACCCATCATGGTATTCAATTCACCAGCGACAAGAGCTTTAATGTTTTGGAAATCTCCAGAAATTGCTCTTTCATCACCAAGCAATCCAGCAAGACTATTCGCATGAATAACTGCGTGTCTGTCTGTTGGAGGAACATTAGCAGCATCCAGAGCTTTTTTAGCGGCAATGATTTTACCAATGTTCAAATCTGAAGCTCCAGCTGAACCTGAAGTTACTACTGTGTTAGCAATAGTTGACCCTGGAGAAGCTGCTTCCATAACATCAATTATTATTTGGTCCTCTCTACGAGCAATGGCTTTACCCACTACTTGTGCAAGTTCCTGTCTTTCGTCAAAATTAACCTTCGCTTGGTCAAAAATGTCCGAATATTCAGCCGCAATGTAGTTCTCCATAGTGGCTGTTACTGTTGAGAATGAAGTGTTTAAAGGAACAACATCTGTCTGTGGTGTTCTAATCTGTGCAGTACCCTTACCAATTTTAGGGAATTTTACAGTTGAACCCTCAACATTTGTACGCATCCTAACACTATCTCTTAATACTGCATCACCTTGATAAGCCTGTTTTACTTCAGCCTCAAACAAAGTAATAAATGCAGTTGATAGTCCTGTACTCATTGTGTACTCCGTGTTAAAGTTATTATAAAACTAATCGCCTATCGGTTATTGAAAAAATTCAGCCTTGGCTACAAGATTCCGCTCTTGCAACGACTCATTTCTGAGCAGCCAAACTCGCCCTGAATAGGGTTATGAGTTAATATTATATTTATAACTCTTTTTTAAGAAAAATTCAAATTTATTTTATAGCTTTCCAGCTCTCTCTAATTCTTCCAAATCTCTCTCAACTTGTTTTCTAAAAGCAACATCATCCGCATAACGAGGATCAGCCACTCTAGACAAAATTTCATCTTTCGCTAAACCACCATCAGAAACATTAACAGTAGGTATTTCTCTCTCGCCCATCAATCCTCTAAATTTATTTAACAATCGTTGACCAGAGGCTGTGCCACCCCATACCTCAAGTTCACTAAAATCTTGTTCTGATAAAACACCTTTTGAAACTAACCCCCTACCCCATTTAATATTAGAGCTTACAATGTTATCAGCATTTTCACCAAGTTTTTCTTTTTCTTCTTTAATATGAATTTTTTCTTGTTCTTGTTGTTCAACACCCATATCACCAATTTTTTTTACTATTTCATCAAAAGCAGTTTGCGAAATATTATTTTCTTTCGCCCAACCCTTAAATGTATCTAATACAGGATCACCTTCAGTAAATCCAAGTTCTTTTGATTTTTCTAAAGAATATTCTTTAGGCGCTTTAAAATCTCCATTATGAAATTTTTTTTCAAGTTCACCATAGGCTTTAGCTAAACCCTCTACATCAGGTCCATCCTTTTCATCCCAAAATTTTTCTGGAAAAGTGTCTGGTCTAACAAACTCAAGATTTTCTAAATCCTCACCCTCAAGAACTTCTTCTTGTTTTCCTGTTGACATACCATCATCAGATACCTCTTTAGTATCTTCCTGTGGTTGTGACATTAATCCTTTATCTTCTACAGGTTGTTGTTCTTCTTGTTGATTTTCTTGTTCAGTATTTTCATTTTCGTTCATAAGTTGCCCTCTTCATTTTAATTAATATTTCTCTTATTATAGTGTTCTGACCATCTCTAAAATATCCAAAACTTGAATCATATCCAGGAGTCCAAGTCGGTGTATCCAGATATGTTTTTTTGAGATGTATCAGTAATTTTTTCCCATCGTTAGATGAAAAAACTCGTTGATATAGTTTATCTAATTCTGTTGGTTCAATAGTTTGATTAGGATTAGGTGTTGCATCTAGACCTTCCCAACCAGGACTATTTATGTTTTGTGTTTCTTGATTTGTTGCTTTCATTTTTTTTTGCCCTCCAGAGCTTTGGGTCATATCCCCCATAGTTATAATTTATTATTGACCTTTCCTTAATATACTTAAATAGTTAGTTAAAGCCTGTCCAAAATTTGTAGCTTCAGCTGGTGTATTAAAAGTAATAAAATCATTTTTTTCTATCGCTTTCTTAAAAGCCTCTTCTTCAGAATATTTTTTTAAAGCACCATTCTCCATTCGTATTAATGGGTAAAGTATTTCTTTACCTTGATATTCTGTTGACCTTGTCATAATACTCTCTCTTGCTTTAGTCATTGGAGTTTTAGGGTCTAATGCTCTTTTCATCCAAGGTAGATTTGTGTATTGAGAAAAGTCATATTGTTTAGACATTAATGTTCTTTGACTTCTTTCCATTATTGTTCCTCTTGCGGTGGTGGTTGTTGGGGTTGTTGTACTTGTTGTTGCTGAGCCATTATCTGTGCTTGTTCTGCCATAACTTGCTGCATCTGCATTCTCTCTTCCATAGTCGTTCTTATACTTGCTGGAATACCCATAGCATCCGCCACAAAATCAGCAACCTCCTCAAGTTTTACTGTCATCTGACCTGTTGGTCCTAACTGACTAGCTATCTGTGCGTACTGCATTACTTGATTTACTTTAGCCATATTAGTTGCCATAGCAATTTCACCTATTGGCTGTATCTTAACTTGTAGACCATTTACTTTCAATGGTAACTGAATAATACCTAAAGTATCCATAACCTCTAATGTTCTTCTCACTACAGGATACATTGTTTCATTTATTAACCGACCATAAGCTGCACCAAGGTTCTGTGAAAGTTCCTTCATTCTTTGTGATACTTCCAAGGCTGTTCTCGCTGACATATTGTCAGGTGGTAATGATTCATCTAACATAATTTTTTTAATGTTCATTCTTAAATCATTTGCAACAATTTGTGATAACTGCGGATCACCACTTCTTGGTAATGGTTGTAAGTCAGCTCCTCTAGGACCACCATTAGAATTAACAGGAATAATTGCACCAGGAACAAGATTAATAGAACCAGGATTTAAAACTCCAGAATCAACAGCAGTATATACTCCTGCAATGGTTAATGAAGCATTTTTAAGAGTTAATTCTAAAACTCTATTTAATGTTTTTATATCTGGTAAAGCAGTTAATACAGGTCCTCTACCATATCTTTCGTTAGCTGCTTTCATGTAACGAGCAATAATCCAAGGAAAAGATTTTAATCGTCTGTAAACTAACTCATTGTTTCCGCTATGGTCAATAATCTGATAATGATAATCTCCTGTTTCTTTATCGTAATATGTACCCTCAATCAATTTTACTGTTTCATTTTCTCTACCTTGAAAACTATTTTTCATATCTTGTGGTATCTTTATATCAGGAAACTCTTGGTCAAGAATGCCAAAAGGCTTTCGCATTTGTCTATATACTTTATCTACTGTTCCAAATGGTCCTTCCTCAAAGGTAACTAGGAAAGTCGGTACAGCAGTATATCGTATAGGTGTTATTTCATCTCCAGGTTGCACCAACATTACAGCAGTACCAATAGCTAATTCAAGCAGGAATTCACCCATTGCCTGGTCAAAGTTAGATTGTCGCATAACATCAAACATTTTGTTTTGATAACTATCTAATACTTGCTGTGTTTCTATTTGTCTTTCTTCTGGTATTTCAGAACCAGGAACTAAACGACACCATTGCGTTGCTGGAGGAAATAATCCTGATTGCATTTTATTAGCAAATTTTTGTGTTGAGTCTATGGCTGTTGAATCAAATACCCTTGCCATTTTATCTTGCCCTGGAGTATCGGATTCATAATACCCATCGTAAAGATTTCTCATTGGTAGAGCATAGCGATAGGCATCCTCGTAAATAGATCGCCAATTATCTTTGTGACTATTTGTAAGCTCGTATTTTTTTTTTAATTGTTCTGGTTTGAGTTTTGCCATTATACTATTTCCTTTTCATAAGTGATCGTCTTTTAACAGCTGGTTGTCGGATAGTAGTTTGTGGAGATTGACGAAAAGCAACTGCACCTGATTTCATTTTACTTTTTACATCATCTTTAAAGTTTTGAAAAAATTTTTGATAACCTGATCCACTATTAGCAAGTAAAATAACCTTACCTAAAGGCATCCTTTCATATAACATTCTAAAACCTTTATCTGCTTTTTTTATATAATTATCGTATGAATCTTTAATTATTTTTGTCATGTCGTTTTCTTATTTCTGTTAGCAAAATTACGAGCTGACTCTACACTTCTAAATCCCCAAGCTCGTAAAGCTAAAGCCTTTCTAGTCGGAGTGCCATCAGAATTTTTCATTGGTCCTTTCATTCCAGCAAACCGAGCAGCAAAACTTACTCGTCTGGGATTAGTTCCCTTTTTTACAGGAGGCTTGAGATTTGATCCTTCTTTTCTTTTAAAAAAATCTCTGCCTTTTTGTGTTAGACCGCCTCTAGGATTTTTATGTTCTTTTCTCATACCTATTCATTATAAGCTGTACTAATAACAGGTTCTCTCATAGCACTACCTCTCATCAGGTTTCTTTTAGAACGAGTGTCAGCTTTTGCTGTAACTGTTCTTTGTCTTGATGGTGCTGCTGGTTTTGGTTCAGCTTTAGGTTTTTCTTTAGGTTTCTGATTTTTTTCTAATTCAGTTACTCTATCTCGTAACCTTTTTTGAGCAAGACCATAACCCATTATGCTTTACCTTTTTTAGCAAATTTCATTTTAGATTCGTTTACAGACATTTTCATTTTTCCACCTGTTAATTTAGCAAATTCTTTTGCTTCTTTTAATCCAGATTTATTATAACTAAATGATTTACTTTCCATACCATCTTTAGTTTTGTACATTACCTGGGGCATTTTCTTCTCTCCTTTTTTTTGGATTTCTAATATATTTTTTCATTAAGCTCTCGGATTACGACTTGGACCTAATGTGCTTTGAGCCTCATCGTCAGTATCTCTACCAATGTAAGCGGTCATCAAACCTTGAGAACCTCTTCTTACTCGTTTACGAGCAGCAATCTCTCTTGACTCTCTTGCCTTCTGTTCTTCAGCTAACTTCTCTCGTCTAGTAATAGCATCAAGCTCGGCTTGGCTAGGACCAGGTGGAGGGGCTGGTGCTTTTGGTGCTGAAAATATTCCACCCATATTTACTCCTTTTCTTTTGTTTTAAACAAACGACTCATAATATAAAAGTCAGATTTGTCTGGACCATACTCTCGTAGTAATCCTTCCTGAATAAAGTAGCACTTTTTTGCCCACTTGTATGCTAGGCAATTTTGACTATTAACATTTATCTGTAATCTATGTATATTTAGTTTCTTCGCAACATACTCAAAAAACTTTAAACTTGATTTATGAAATACAAATTTATTTTTAGTTAGGTTAGAACAAGGCACTAACCATGCCTCATATACTCCTTCCCATAAAGGTATAACTCCAAAACAACAAACAATATCTCGGTGACTCATTCCAGAAAAAGATAATCCCTCTACAGGATATGTTTTAATGCGGTCATCATAATCTATAAAACTGTTGATGAGATCATTGTCGGCTTTTCTAATATCCATAATTTTTAAATGTGTATAATGAAAAGGTACAACTCTATTAGTAATTCCATCTAAACCAAAAATAGCATTTAAATCGTTATAGCTAACTTTCATATTTTATATTCATTTTTAAACTTCATTTCCCCAACAATCCCAACCTGGAGTTTTTTGTCTAGCAAATAATTCTATACGAGGTAAGTCTCCAACAAGTTCTAAAATTAAATTTTTAAATTCATTTGGTTTTTTAGAGTGTTGCTCTATCGGAAATATTTGAAGTTGTCTAACAGAATTAGATAATCTTTTTGGTTTTCCTTTAGTAGCTAATACACATATTTCAGGATTAGCTCTAGTCCATCTTCCTAAACCTAAAAAGAAACTATCTGATATTTTATTTTTTTTACACCATACAAAAGCTGTCGATTTGTACTCAAAATTCCAAGCCTGAATTACTTTCATAAATTCATTCAGCTTTGGAAGAGTAACCCACATAAATAAAATGCAGTTATCATCAGCAATATATTTTACTGGTAACTTGCAAATATCATCTATAGTCATTACAGAATAGTGATCTGTAACAGAACTATTCATCATTTTACCTTGATAACTCCAAGGTGGATCAGCATAAATAATATTATATTTTTTATTTGGAAAAGGTATCATTTATTCATTTTCCTAATGTTGCGAATATGAGTAATAATCATACAGATGCAAAGAAAGTATAAAGTCTTATGGTCATTGATGTAAGTAAACAACACCCACCAAAATTGTGAGAATAAACCAAAGTATCCAGAATATTTCCAACCATTACCATACAAATAGATAGAGGCTATAGCTGTAAATGTAGCAATAAATTCAACAAATAAATACATCATTTCAACGGATCAAAATCTATTTTAGCAACAAGTGGTTTTAATTGTTGTCGGTTACCTTTTGTCATTCGCCTATGCTCTCCGCCTCCAAGTAAACAATATCCAGCAGCATCACCGATATGCGAATGTTCATTTTTATTCGGTGTATCTTTAAATCGTTCCTGACCAGCTCCAATGGCTACTCGTCTAAAATGATAACCACCGCTTAACGATTTTCTTAATCTTACACATTTTCTATCCACCCTAAATCCTGGCTTGTTATCTATGAGCCTAGACATTGGCATTGCTAATGCTTCTCGTCTAGTTCTAAAATCATTTGTCGCAGTAGGTTTGGCAAAGAGTCCATGTACATTTTTTAAATGATCAAAACTCGTATTCTCAAATATTTGATCTCTCTGCATACCAGCTGGATCACCCCAGATTGATAATTCATGTTTCGGAAAAAATCTATTAATATCCTCTTTGAGTAAAGTACAAAATCGCTCTAATCCCATATCAAAAGTTACAAGCTCATGTAAAACATTCCATACACCTTTTGGAGTTCTCTGGGCAAATACAGCAGCTGGTGTTAATCCAAAGTCAAGTCCTATCTGTATCGGTTCACCATCTAATACCTGACAATCATCAACCATACTCGCATCGTCATACTCACTCCATACAGGTTTACCTTCTTGAACATAAGTAAATTTACCTTCAGCATAACACCGAATCCAATCAAGATTCTTACCTCCAAGTAATTGTTCATAATATCCAACAGGTAAGTTATTTAAATTTTCTGCTTTATCATTTGTTTTCCACCATTTACCAGCTGCAAATACATACCCTTGAGCTTCAGGCATTTCATCAGGTACATCCTTCGCCTCAAAAACTCCAGGCGGTTGGCGAAAAAATTTCCAGGCAAAACGACCTTTTGGTGGTTCTTTTTCCGATAATCTATAAATCCAATGGTCATCATCGCAAGGGTTAGTATCAAGAATTACACCTCTCCAAGTCGGACCACCATCATCCTTAACAGGATACCTGCCTACTCTATGCGTCAAACCATCCACTATTGACTTTGGCAACTCCCTTGCTTCATTAATCCATCCTCCTGTAACTTCAAGAGATAATAACTTTCGGACATCTTTAGGTTGATCTAACGCAAGGAATAAAACTTCGAGGTCTATTCCTGCTGCACCTTCTCTACTCGGTAATTTTATGTGGTGCGTGATTGGTGGTGAATGGCGAACAGCTCCGTAGATATGTTCAGGAAACAATTCTAACCAAGTTTTTAAAGTTGTGGTTTTTAA